TTCTTGAGCTAAAGAACTCCAACCAGTACAGCCACCTAAATCTCTAAATAAACTAGAAGGCGGATGCTTTGAGTGTTGCGCCATTAATATTGCCTGTTCAGTAGTCTTGTTATTCTCTATCGATGAAATTCTCACTTTCTATTTTCTCCACATCCTTTAAGTCGTATAAGACCTTGCCAGATATTTTGTAGTAAGGACAACCAACACCAGCTAGACGTTGATTGGCTAATGTACGTGGACTCCTTTTCCAACGATTAGCTAGTTCTTTAGCCGTAATAAATTTCTTATCGTCATTCATAATTTTTCTTATTTGTTAAATTTTCCTTCCAAGTGATATAATTAAAACATAAATTATATGAAAGAGCAAAGAATGTGTTTTCGTGACCAACTAAAGATGGATGGTTTGTCCACTTCATTAGAGGACTCTCCTTGTATATCTGTTTGCTCTACAACTTATGGACTTAAAGATTCTTGTATCTGTGGTCGCAACCTTAAACAAATTAGTTCTTGGAACTCTTACGATACTGTTACCAAGAAAAAAATTGTTATGGCTGCTATTAAAGACAAAGAATCTTTTCCTAGACAAAAACTTACTTTTTTGGCTGACGATCATAATATTTCGTTTGAAAAGGCTAAACAAATTTTTGTCATTGAAAAGTTGTAGGTAAATCAATTTCTTTGAGAATCTCATCACCGATTTTCTCTATGTTTTCTCTACTCGTTTTATCCTCAATATGTTGATAACGCTTCATCATACTAAGCGATTGATGGCCCATAAGCTCACCAGTCTGTAAAAAATCTACACTTGCGCTGTTTGCGACAGTTCCAAAGGAATGACGGAGATCATGCAGTCTAATTTTATCTATATTTGGCGCAAATTCCTTACAAGCTAATTTCACGCTGTTCCAAAGCCTTTTAGGGTTTTTGATACCAAATATCGTTTTCTTCTTTTTCTCGCCTTGTAGAGCCTGTATTACGCTCCGACTTTGAGAATTCAACCAAATTTTTCTAGTTTTGCCATCTTTATCGGTTTTATGTTCTTTTAACTCAATATAGTCGCCATGCCAGTCATCCCATGTAGCAGAAGCAAGCTCGGATTTTCTAGCGCCAGAAAATATCAAAACCAAGATAAAACTAACTGAATGTAACAAAGAGTTATCTTCTTCTAATCTCCTAAATAATTCTTGAAATATTAAAATCTTTTCTTCTGGCGAATAAAATCTTTCTCGCTTTACCTCTGCGTGCTTCTTAATTCTACTAGCTGGATTGGTTTCTAAGTATTCGTAATCAATCGCAATCTCAAAGACAGTCTTTAAAATAGTCAGACAACGATTGGCAGTATATTTAGATCTTAAACTGAGTTCGTCAAACCAAGACTTAACATCTCCTCTGCTGATTGTATCTATCGGTAAATGACCAAAGCCAGGCTTGATGTCTTTCTCGTACAAGCGCACGTACTCTTGAATGGTTTTTCTGTTATTCATTTCCAACTGTTGTTGATATTTAGCAAAGACTTCATCAGTAGTTCGTTTCTGTTTATCATTCTTAGCCAAAGGATCAAAGCTAGTATCTAGCAACATCTTGGCTTGTAATTCACTTGCAATCTTCCGTACTGTTTGTATTGGCATACCGCCATGACCAATCTTCATGTTTCTGCGTTTGCCATTGAAAGTATATTTAAGATAGTAGCTGATTTGTTTCTGACCTTTGCTATTAGTCCAGGCTACTTGTTTGATGCTTTGATTAAGTTTGTCTGAAGTTATCTTTTTCATACTACACCAAGTAAATTTCTAAGTTCCAAACGAACGCAAGAATAATGCCAAGTAGTAATAAAATAATTAAGTCTTTAGGTTCTCTCATTGTTTCTCCTTTTTAGTAAAAGAATACTAAACAATGTAAAGTGATAAAGCAAGTAGTTTAGTGATTATTAATTATTTAATAATGTAATAGCTTCGTAAAGACTGTCTTTTGAGTTTATGTTTTGCATAAGAGAGTCTTTGAAAGTTACTTTGGTTCTTTTGCTGTTATCAAATATTTTAAATATTATGGTGTTGTATTCCAAACAGTAAAAGGCATAAAGATCAACCATGCCTTGTTTATAATCTCTGATTTTTGTATTAGCACCTCTGCGCATATCAAAACACCAATTCACTCTTTTGTGTGTCTTGTGGCACATTTTTCTTAAAGCAGCAGTTTTTACCTGGCACTTGTACATGGTGTCATCTATTTCAAAGATTATGTCGGCATGACTGCCATGTGGTAGAACGTGAACTGTATCGCTTTCTAAGCTCAGAAAACTAGCCACAGCATACTCGCCTGCACGGCCTGTTCTTTCTGTGGCTCTGGACATTACTTTAATCTTTCAATTAATCTTCTTACCGCTTTATTGAGTCGTTTATATTTAACTTCAGCAAATCTTTTAGGATCTTCTGCTTGTGCAAATTCAAGAGTTTCAGCTCTAATTTCTTTTAATAATTCTCTAAGGACTATTTCTTTTGCAGGATTATTTAATCTTTCATAATTAGGACTTGCTACCAATGTAGATACAGCTTCTTCAACTACTGGCCCCATATATCTTGCCAAGATTTGATCTGCTGTTCTATCTCCAGAGTAAGGCAATATATCTCTACGTCTAAATCCTAATCTATCAAATTCTTTTTCTGCTAAATTTTTTGGCTCTCTTACAGTTATACCTGTTAATTGTCTTGCTAGTGGGCCAGGTACTTCTATTTCTGTTCCAGGAACTCTAACTGTTTCTGGTCTGCCAGGTGCAGCAGCTCTTGTAGGAGATTCTACTTCTGGGAATTGTTCTCTAACAAAAGGAACACTACGAGCTAATTCTTGACCAATATCAGGAAGAATTTTTCCAGTTGGAACTGTTGTTCTAAATTCTTGGTCTTGATCTACAAAGTCATTAAACATTCTTAAGGGTGTTAAAAAACCACCTAAAACATTAGCGGTAAAATCAGAAATATATCTGTTTATTTTTGGTTTATTATCAATACCAGTCAAATCTTCTACTACATTATTTACTAACTCTAAGGTTGCGCCAGCCCTAAATTGCGCGCCTGATAAACCTTGAATAATATCTTTTGCGTCTATCCCACCTCTGCCTGATTCCATTCTTACAATAAGATCAGCAACTAATAAATATGGAGTTAAAGGAAAGTATGGTCGCATATCTATTGTAGTGCCATCAGTTCCTCTCATTTCATACCATTTTTCACCGCCATAGCCTTTACGCTTGGCTTCAACTGCTCCCATTAAAACAGCAGAACCAAGAATCGATTTACTAAAAATTCCCATATCTCCTTCAGCAACTTTTGCTCTTTCTTTCTTTGAGAGTAAAGCAAGTGGCCCAAGAGGACTGTGTTGAAATTGAAATTTCATAGCATTAGACATAAATCTAGCAAAAGGCAAAACACCAGTAGTAATGAAAGGTACACGATTAGCAAAATTAACAAACTCTTTTCCTAATTTACTATCAGGAGTTTTTGCGTAAGTAAATTCAAGTGCATCATCTACTGCTTTTTCTACATCAACTTTTGATATGACATCACCATTATTGGTTTCAATAACTTCTTTTAAAGAAATACCTTTTTTATTTAAAGTTTTTTCTAAAGAAGCAGCAAACATTCCTCGTCTGTAATAAAATTCTTGCATCCTGTTTAAAAAGTTCAAACCATCAACAACTTTTTGCGCTCCTCTAAAAGTTTTACTTTGCGAAGCATCTGCTACTTCAGAAGCATAATTATTAAAAAGCCTATCTTTTTCATTTACAAAATACTTTGTTGCAAACTCTGTGGCTTCTTTAGCAAATTTTTTATCGCTAGTTAAATTTAATAAAAGATCAAAAGAATCTGTGTAGTCTATTGGTTTTTCATCAACACCAAATAATCTACGCATAGGGTTAAAGGTTGCATTTAAAGCGTTATCCATTGTTTTTGATAAAGTGTGCATACCTACTCTGCCTACTTGTGCAGTAAAGTTACGCATTGATGTTGCTATTTGACTGACTAATAAACCACGCCTTATGTTATCTAATTTATAAGCGCCATCTTGGAATCCTCTAAGCAATCCTGTTGCCATATCATCTTTAGGCGCAATACCAGATAATTCTGCACCAACATTTTTTAAAGCTGCATTTGCTACACTTAATTGAGCCAATCTTCGACCAGCATCAGAAGCACCTAACTTAAATAATTGTGCAAACTGATTTTCATTTATATTGTTTCTTTTTAAAATATCAACAAAAACTTCTTTATATCTAGGCACATTAGGAATCATTTGTATAACGTCAAAGAGTTGATCTGATATTTGTATGTTGGGATTTCTTGGAATTTGCAAGGTATCTAAAATATCTACTCCCATATCAATAGCTTTTTGATTTAAATCTAAATTAAAATCTGCTTGAAAATCTTCTTTAACCGCATTTACTTCATCTCTTATGTCCTCTGCCAATTCTCGATTAAAAGCATTTATTTCTGGTTTTAATTCTGCTTTAGCTTGTTCAAAAGTAGTTTCGGTATCAATTAACGAAGGTTTGGTTTCTTCTATCGCTAGTTTTTCTTGAAATTTTTTAGCTGCCCTTCTACTCCCATAACTACCTACAGCACCACCAAGCGTACTTCCAGCAGCAGCACCTATGGTTGCAGCTTTAGCACTTTGTCCAAAATCAAATCCTTCTTGTTGTCCAGCAGTTATTCTGGCTGATTGTCTTAAAGCATTATCAGTAGTTGCATACAAACTTCCTTCTATTGCACCAACTTTAGCACCTTGTTTTAAACCAGCTTTAGTTGCTTCTTTTATACCTGTTTTAATTCCTTGTTTTACTGCTTGTGCGCCTGCTGTTCCTGCACCAAAAGTTCCAATACCAACATAAGTAGTAGGATCAAAAATTAAACCTTTAAACGCTCTGCCAAAACCAGCCAAACTAGCTTCTTTGGCATCGTACATATCCATTAATTTTACAAAATCTTTTTTTTGCTTGTCATTTGCATAACTTAATTGTGTTGCTTCGTAAGCCATTTTAGGCAAGTTGTAATTAAAATTACCCATATACCTTAAACCATAGTTAGCATATTCTTTGTCAGAATCTAAACCGATAGCATTAGGCCCTTCATTTAATTCATATACAGATTTAGAAGCTGCTATCCAATCAGGATTGCTAACAATGTTTTCTTCGGTAAGTGTGTTTTCTTGCTTAGATATTAAATCTAAAAAATCTTGCTTGGCTGGTTGTGTTTCAGACCTAATACTGTACGTTTGTCCATCTTTGGTATAGGTGTATGTTGTCATTTATCATCTATAAAAAAATTATTCATTATATGAGTCTGTTAAATCTACAACCTGATTATTACCAAACTGACCTTTAAGTAATTCTTGAATAAGATTAAATTGATTGCTTTTCTCAATAGAATCTTTGTAAATTCCATATTTAAGTGGTTGTTCTTTTTCTAATTTAGCAACTCTTTCTTCAAAACTTCCCTCATAACCTTCTAAGGTTTTTAAAACATCTAATTCCATAAGTTTTAATTGTTCTGAAGCACTTGGCGGTTTTCTTTCTCTAAATTGTTCTGCTGCATAAACTTGTGGAAACATTTGAGCTAAGACTCTCATATTAGGTGACAAATCTACACCTAAAGATTTAATAAGTTCTTCTTGTTCAAGAGCTTTTTGTCTTTGTCTTGCTATTTCTGCTTCTTTTAATTTAGCCTGCCTTCTTCCCATAGATCGACCAAGAATATCTTTACCAGCAAAAGCATCACTTAATATAAATAACATTTCACCTATACCCTTCATACGAGCATTTGCTCTATCTTTATTATATTGAGTTAATTCTGGTGCTGTTAAAAGTCTTAATTCTTCTTCGTTTTTTGTATCAAAACCGCCTAATCTAGCCATGCTGTTAAAAGATGGTCGAACTGGATCTACTAAATCCAATAAACTAAACCCAGCATCAGCTTCAACTGGAGTAGGAAAACTTTCACTATTATTTTTACCTATAGCCATAATTAACCTATAACATCATAATTAACTGAGTAATATCCATCATCATCTAAATTAACAGCTCCAGGTATGTGCATAACTTCTTGAGCCATAACACCTACAGTTCTTGGGTTGTTTAAATGTACACCGATAGATTTTGCTAATTTATTCCATGTCCAAGAATAAATATTTATTCCGTTAAAAGAGCCTAATTTTTTAATATTGGTTTTTAATCTTTTGTCTGATTTATTGCCACCGCTACCGCCACCGCCAAAAGCTCCCCCACTAGCAGCAGCTCCAAACATAGCTGCACCAGTAGCTAAAATATCACCCAAGCCAGTTTCTTTTTTGCCTATTTGACCAATAACCGCAGGAGATATTTGTCCTGAAGCTGCTTGTAAAATTCCTAGCTGGCGTAATGGCTGGTCGATTTGTCTTTCAAACTCACCTCGTTGTGCTTGTATTCTAGCTTGTTCTAGTGCTTGTTGTTGTCCACCGATACCAGATAATAAACCAAGCGTACGATATTGTTCGCCTAACTCACCACCTAATAAACCAGCTTGTTGTTGTCTAGCTCTTAGTTCTAATTCTGCTTGATTAATTGCTGTTTGTTGCCTACGAGCTGCATCTCTTTCAGCCATACCTAACGCTTGACCAAACCCTGCTGAACGTAAGCCAGCGATTGTTTGTGCTGCTTCTTCAGCAAATGGTCTAGTAGCTTCTGATTCTATTAAAGCAGAACGACTACCACCAAACGCACCAGCTTTAATTGCTCTGGATTGCGCTTGTTGTTGCGCTATGTCTTGTCGTCTTTGAATGTCTGCTAATGCAGGCTCTAAAACTTGTTCCGTGTAAGGATCTTGATAGCGAGCTATGTCGGTATCTAGTAAAGATGCTGCTTGCAAAGTAGGCGTACCTTGTCTTGCCAAAGCAGCTAAGTTACTTCTAGGATCAAGAGCCATAGCTTGACCAAATAATCCTCTAGTTGCTTGCATAGCTTGTGCTTGGTCTGGTGTTAAACCAGCAACCATTTCGCCTGTGTATGGTTGAAATCCCATGCTAGAAGCTTCTAATCCTTGCCTAGATGCTTCTGTATAAAGATCTTGTAGATAATCAGGTACTATTGCTTCTTGTGTTGTTGCGCCTTTAGCCATTGTTGTTTCTCATAATTCTTTTCTAATCATATATTCTCGTTCAAAACCGAGATGTTCTAATTTGCGAAGCCAACCTTTACGACCACCACCATATAATCTTTTTATGCCAATGGCTTTAGCAAAAGTTTCAATAGAAGCTAATATATCTTCTAGTTCTTCGTATTTGCCACCACAAAATAATAAATTCATTACTTTGTGCTGTGGATAAGTAACAATTTCAGTTATAAAGGCTGATTCTTTACCTGGCCACAAATGGAAAAATCCATGTCTTATTTTATCTTCTACATCGTCTATTGTATAGGCATCTTGATGTTTTAATGCAGGCTCAATAAATTGCTTGCAATAATCCCATTGCAGTTCCCAATCTTCTTTTTTAATCACCCTTTGCATATTCAATAATACTAATAACCAAATCTATATTTGCATGATTAACTTGCGCTTTGACAATCTCACCTTGCGTTAAAATAAGACCTGCATTGACTACTAATTCTTCTGTGCCATGTGCAGCTATATTATGTTGTTTAAATATAAAAAACTCGTTAGAGCTGGTATCAGTTATTGATATGTCTAAATTGGTTTGTTGGTTGCCGTGATCGCAAGCAAATATGCCTTCTATTACAGCAAAGGTAAAATCATCACCGCTTGGTGCAGTATAAATAGTTTGCTGTGTAGTAGCTGCAAAAGAGTATTTTAAGTTTGTTGCTCTTTGGATATATTGCGGTTTAGCATCAAAATCCATTATCTACGACCTCTAGGTTGTACATCCAATCTAATCTTGCCAACTTGAAAGTCTTGCGTAACATCGCCTTCTATTTTCATTTGCACTTGTCTAGCAGAAAATCTAGCATCGGTATAACCATCAGCGTTAAAAGAAAAACTACCAAAGTCTGTTTCTGCACCTAATGGTGTAAAACGACCAGTAAAACTTAAAGTTATTGCTGGCAAACTTGTAGTTTCTTCGTCAGGTAAGATTTGATTTACTTGAGCCACTTTGTCGCCATTACTTATTTCCAATGGGCCTGTAAGACAAAAAGGTTTTCTTGTGCCTAATCCTGGTGAATTAAACAAAGCTCTTTTATCATGTTCATAAACAAAACCACCAGAATCACAAGCGATTGGATTATCAAAGACACCTTGATCTATCCAGCAACCTCTATCGAGTTCACCAATAGACCACACATTATCTAAGTAATTCCAAATAATATATTTGTTTGGTGATAGTTGGTCTGTATCACCAACAGGAAAAAACCACCAAATCTCATTGTAATCAATGTTATGTGCGCCAAAGGTAGCTTGTTGCGTTCTTTGTTGTAAGTTATCAAAGATAAAATCATGGACATCTGATTTAAGTTCTCTAACTCTGCCATCGTAAGTAAAGAAAGAGTTTTCACTTATCCAGGATAAAAAGTTACCAGAAGATATAATTGATCTTGGACTGATTGCTTTGCAATTTACCCCAGCATCTTGTATGCCATAAACAAAAGGACTACCAACGTAGTACATCTTGTTTATACCAACATCGGTAAAAATAATAATATCGTTACCATACTTGACTGCGTAATTAGCTTGACCACCAGTAGGTATTTGTAAATCGCCTGCTGTATTTCTAGCGGAAGATGTCCAAGTGGTATTATCTTCTCTATCAGACCAGGCTATCTTACGAGGATCGCCACCAGAACCGATTGCTACTAAATGTCTTTCATTAGTAACGATAACTGCTTGACAGCCGATTGGTGCATTGGTTACTGCGGTAGCTATGGTATCTGGACTACCACTACCAGCATCAGGTCGCCATTGATATATCTTGCCATCACCTGCAAAACAAAAAATTAAATGTTCTCCCCAGTTATCAAAAGAAAAACTTTTGGTATCAAATTGTATGCCTGATTGACTTCTCGCATCTCCCCAATCTTCTACGCCATAGTGATATGCGCCATAACCAGTTGAGGTAATAACATCATCACCAACAAAACCAGCAGGCGTTATGTCATACCAAGTACCATTATAAAAAATATTTACTCCAGCTCTAGTACCAATAGCTAAGACTTCTTCGCCATCATTGGTTTTGTAAGAATACATACCTATTGGAACTGCTGGTTGAATAACTCTTGAAGCAGATGAAGTTGCAGCAGATGTGCCAGTACCAGTTGTAGCGACAGTAAATGTCGTGGTCGAAGGTACAGTTGCTACTGTAAAAGTTGTGTTTATTTGATTGGCAGTAATACCACCTGTAGCTGCAAAATCTTCTAAGACTACTGTATCGCCAACAAGTAAGTTATGCACAGCAGTTGTAGTTACAGTTATGTTTGCGCTTGATGAAGCAGTTGTTACTGTGCCACTAAAAAATGTGCCAATTGGATTTTGTCTAAAAAATGTCCAGCCACCCAAAGGTTTTAGATAACCATTTTCAAAACGTACTAAATCACCATCGACAAAACGACCTTTATTGGCATAGTCTGTGCCATTCTTTATTATTCCTGCTGGGGGTGTTATTTGTACTAACGCCATGACTTATCTCTAAAGTTAAGCCGTTCTTTTCCACATATAAACGACTATATAAGGTTGTAAGTTATTGTGAGCTGCTCCACTACCAGTATTGCTTGTAGTTTTTTCACTTCCTAAATCAGCTCCAGTTCCAGGATTATCTACATCAAATGCTTGTGAAAAACTACCAGAAGCGCCAGAAGGAAAAATACCACCATGCGAGTGAGCTGGTAGTTCGCTTGTTGTAAGTGTATGAGTTTTAGCACCACCTGTTTCTTCGACAGAATTAAAATCTGAATCAGCAGAATTTAAACCAACTAATACTCGACCAGCACCAAAACTTACCCATGTACCAAAGCCTAATAATGTTGCTGGATTAGTAGAAACACTAGCATTTATATAAATTGATCCTACTGGATAAACACCAGCTAAAACATTTGTGCCATTTATTTGTACTTCTCCGCCTGTAGTATTGATGTTTCCAGAAGTAGTTACAGTAGTTGCGGTTAAAGCAGTTGCACTTAAAGTTGTTGCTGCAACTGTACTAGCAGAACTAGCACCAATCGCTGTGCCATCTATTGCACCACCATTAATATCTACTGTAGTTAAAGTAGAAGTACCAGCACAAGCAATACTAGCTAATGTTGCTGTGCTAGAAGAACTAAGCGTAGTGAAAGCTCCTGTAGAAGCCGTGCTTGCACCAATCGTGGTGTTGTCAATCGCACCACCCTCACAATCAATCGTGCCATTTACGTCTAAAGTACCACCAACTGTAAGAGTTTTGCCAGATCCTACGTTCAGGCCTACTGACGTACCATTACCAGCACCATTAAAAATACCATCGACAGCATCAAGATTTGTATTGATCTTGCCACCCCACGTATTCGTACTTGCGCCTACTTCTGGTTTAACTAATGATAAATTGGTCGTATTTGTATCTGCCATAATTAGAAATTATATATTATTTTAACCACCTATAGTTTTTGTTTGTACTACAGGATTTACTAATTCGTCAATCTGAGCATCAAGATTAGATTTCATTTCTGCAACCTTATCTGCACCCATAGCTGCTTCAACCCAACCTTGTACATCACTTGCAGTTAAATCTGCAAAAGCAGTAAAGTCTGATAAGTCAGAAGTATCTAAAGATTGCGTACCATATACTGAAGCAGTAGCAGGTACATCATTACCTTCTGAATCTTTAACAGTATTAGTATCATCAGTTCCAATAATTCTCCAATGTACGTTAAAGACAGTATCAGCGTTGCTGTCTATTTCTTTAACATCTACAGTTTTGACATCCCATGTATAGTTAATTGCCATATTATTCACCTCCTTTGAGTGTGTTAATTTCAGATTGTAAGGTTTCAATCTGTTCTTGTAATTCTTTTATTGCAGAAACATACATCGCATCTTTATCTGTTAATTTTGATACATAAACTTTTTCAGTATCTTTTGTATATTCATACTCTGAATCATCTTGATCGTTAGCTTCTTGTTCATAAACCCAATAATCATCTTTTTCTAAAATTTCTTGTGCTACAAAACCTCTACGAATACCTGATTTTCTTTTGCCTGTTTCATCTTTAAACTCAAAAGTTCTAGGTTGTAAACTCTTAACCAAGTCTAAACCGCCTGTAAAGTCAGTTATATTTTTCTTAATTCTTCTATCAGAATTTGAGCCAATCGTAGTATCAGTTGCTGTTAAAGTACCATCCTGTGCAATTCTAAAATTTTCTTGTGCGTAAGGAACTCCTACATTCATTGTTTTGAATATCATCATAGTACCTTGACTAGACCTATCGTCATCGCCATCTCCTGTTTGCACCTCGACATAAAGTTCTCCACCATCATAAGAGTAGTCAGTGCCTTGACCTTTAAATCTAATTAAGCCAAGAGTATCTCCTGCTCTTGTATCAGCATTACCCGAGCCTGTATTACTTAATGCACCAAGAGCAAGTATTAATCTGCCACCCTGTGCCGAGCCTGTACCACCTATATTTGATTGAAGAAGTAAATCGGTTTCTGAAGAATCTTTTTTAACATGTACTTGACCTTGTGGACTTGTAGTACCAATACCAACATTTTTGGAAGTATCAATAAAAATTGCAGCACTATTGTTTTGACTTATTTGGACAGCGTGATTAGTAAGTGAACCTACTTTAATAAAAGTTTGTGAATTATCTGTACCAATATATGCTGATTTTGTTCCATCATGTGCTTCAAAAAAGTTTGTTGTAGCACCTCTGTTTAATAAAACACCTAAAGCATTTCCAGCAGTACCGCTTCCAATATGTAAATTTGTGCTAGGGCCAGAAGTGCCAATACCAACCTTTTCATCACTTGTAATAGTAATAGCCGTAGCATCGCCAGCATCAACAATGCTTGGCGTACTTGATAGTTCTACAGGTATTTTAGTTGTCATGCTTCTAAGACCTCTATTCTAGCTTTTAAATCATCTATAATGTCTTGTTGTTCTTGAATAGCTTTTATTAAAACAGGTGTTAATTTTAAATAATCTAAAGCATAGTCAGATTGTTTTTCATCGTTGTTAGGTTCGTGTTGCAACAACCAACTACTATTTTTTTCTATACCTACTTCTTCCAATGCTTGTTCTAAGTCTTGTGCAATAAGACCATACATTTTAGGAGAGCCTTCTTCATCTATTTTATAATTATATTGACTTGGTTTTAATTTACTAACCAGCTCAAGACCTAAATCTAAATCAGAAATATCTCTTTTAAAATTTCTATCTGATGGTAAAGAATTAGCGTTTGTACTAATACTTCCAACACCTGAAGCATCATAATAAAAACCTAATATAGCACCATTACTGCCTGTTCTATTTAAAGATAAAGCTTGTCCAGCATTTGTAAAATTACTATCAGACCCAGAAATTAAAACTACTTTTGAATTATTGTCAAATGATGAAGAAGTGCTTCCTATTAATAGTTTACCAGAAGAATCAATTCTCATTCTTTCTGTTACAGAATTAGCATTAGATGTATGGAAAGCTAATCCACCTGACCTATTTGCAGCACTTGTTCCATCGGCAGTTTTAAAAGCTTGAATCCAACCAGTGTTTGTATTTCCTAGTTGAAATATTAACCTTACACCTTCATCAAGAGAACCTGATGCTTGACTGCTATTGTAAATTCTTACATCGTGAATATTATCAGCATTATCTCCACCAAACTGAGCAACTGTTGCTTCTCCTACATTATCATGTTTTACATCAAGTTTATAAGTTGGACTTGTAGTACCAATACCAACTCGTTCAGAACTATCGATCGTGATAGCCGTTGCATCAGCATTATCGTCTATACCTTGAGAAGTAAAAGCACCGCCAACTGTTAAATCAGATGGCGTAGTCAATGCACCACTTAACTTAGCAGAAGTTACTGTGCTGTCTGAAGGTGTACCAATAGACACTTCTTCAGCGTTATAAACAGTAATTACTCTGCCATTAGCAGGTGCGGTAGCAAAAGTTAAAGTAGTGCCAGATACTGAATAAACATTTTGTGCTTGAAAGACACCATCAATAAACACCATCAAATTGTTTTCTGAGCTTGGTGCTGCTGATAATGTAAAAGCTGTAGTAGAGCCATTACCTGCAAGAATATTTGTGCTAAATGAACCGCTACCACCACCGATAGCACCCCAAGCATTTGTATAACCTTCAAACTCACCTGTGGTTGAGTTGTATCTCAACATTCCAGCAGCAGGTGATCCATTCCTTTGTGCAGTAGTTCCAGCAGGTACTTTAATTGAATCAGTACCAGATAAAGTCATATTGGCAAATGTTGGACTGTCAGATGTTGCTACCGCTTGTCCAATAGAAACTGCTGTGCCTGATACCGATACGCCTGTACCAGCGGTAAGCGTTGTAATATTTGCCGAGCCATTGAAACTAACACCATTAATTGTTCTTGCAGTTTCTAAAGCAGTTGCGGTTGCAGCATTACCAGAAGTATCTTGTGTGCCAGCAGTATTTACACCAGGTAAATTAATATTCGCTGTACCATCAAAAGATACACCACCAATAGTTCTAGCAGTAGCCAAAGCTGTAGCGGTAGCTGCGTTGCCTGTAGTGCTTTGATTTAAAGTACCAACAGTCGCAGTTAAAGTACCACTAGCTAAATTTGTTAAAGTAACATTTCCAGAAAGATCGCCACCCAATGTTATGACTGGTGACTTATTTATCGTGACCGCAGATGCTATATCTCCACCATCAATATTTAGTGAAACTGCTGTTCCTGTTGCACTAAATATTGCATCAATCGTATCTAAATCAGTATTTAAAGAAATACCCCAAGTATCTTCGGCTGCGCCTGGTTCTGGTTTTATAAGTGATAAGTTCGTTGTTGTTGTATCTGCCATATTATGCCACTTCTTGTTCGTCTAAATCTGTCCAGGTAGTTGTCGGATTTGTTTGGTTTGTCCAAGTATCACTTGCCACAGTTTGTTCTGTCCAAGTATCTGCTGCAACTATTTGGTCTGTCCATTTTAACCCACCAATAGAACTAAAACTAGAGATTGCTTCAATGGTAGCAGCACCAAGATCTATTTGCGTACCTATAGAAGTAAAGCCAGAAGTTGCTGCGATAGTTGCGATTCCGCCATGTATCTTACGACCTATAGAACTAAACGCAGAAACACCAGTAATCGTTGCACTACCAACATCAATTTGTGTACCTACAGAGCTAAACGCAGATACAGCTTGAACTGTTGCTGTACCTAAATCTATCTGTGTACCTATTGAACTAAAGCCACTTGTACCAGAAATGGTACTAGAGCCATCAACAACAATAACTGAAGTTGCACTACCACCGCTAACGCCAGCTATTGTGGCTTCAGCTTGGTGTGCTAAGTCGTTATATTTGGATCTGCTGTAGTAACCCTGATTATAGCCGATACTGGCCATGATGTTACGCCAGTGTTATATCAAGATCTCCAGCATTAAATCTAAAAACATCACCACTACTTACGACCTTTGAAGCATCTAAAGTAGAGTAA